TCAGCCACGACCGTATATCGCTGCCTCGAGCAGCAGGGCACGACCACGCGACAAGACCCGATTATAAGTCCCCATAAGACGACTGTGGTTGAACGCGGTCCGGCCAGTGTTCCCTGGTTTGCGCCCAAGCCTGCGGGCAGCCCGGCGGAAACAGCGGGGCCATTGCCGCAAGCTCAGGTGGCCGAACCGGCCGAGCCATCGCCACAAGCTCAGGCGACAACAACCAAGGTAATTGTTGAAGTTAGGCCGGACGAGAAACCAGTCGCACAGAAGAAGCCGGCTCGTAAAAAACTTGTCAAATTGAAGCCAGCCAAGACGAAAACGACAAAAGCGCTGACAGCGAAGACGAAGCCTATCAAAAAAACGACGAAGGCCAAGGTCGCCTCCGAGGAGCCCGGTGACAGTACTATCGTCTGGACTCGGAAAGATATGCCTCTTGGTAATCGTATCGTGAACTGGCTCGGGCTCTGACCCTGTCTGCAGAGGACTCTCGGGCGAGCCGACAAGAAAACGAACAGCTGATTGCCTCAGCGGCACAGGGATATCCCAGACGGGCATTCACTGATAAATTCGGCGAATTCCGGCCCGCCATAATATGCGGGTGATGATGCGTTCGGCGCGGACAACCGAGCGCTCATCGGCATCCGGAAAGGCGATATGAACCGCCTCGTGAACCAAGGTTGAAAGCCACTGGCGAGGTTCAAGCCGTGGGTCGATCTCGATCAGGCCATCGTCGGGAAAGGCTTGGCCCGCCGCTCGCTCACGGCCGAGCTTGCGCTCGGTGAGGATAAGCTTTCTTGGCATGACCTACCTCCTCTCACGCAGAAAGCGGTAGAAGCGTTGCCAATCGCGACGCTTGCCTTCGCAGGTCTTCAGCGCGGCGCGGTTCTGATAGAGCGCCTGAACGGCGTCCTGCCCGATCGACACCTTTGGGAGCTCGCAACGTATTTGAAGTCTCGCGGGAGGATCGGGGAGTGGCACCCTTACATCAGGGGCTGTCGTCGATCCGACGCACGCCGTCAACATGCTCACGAGTAAGAGGATAGGACTTTTCGTTCTGAAGCGCATCGATGAGTTCCTTGAGTTTGCGTTCTTCCTCTTCAGCGTTACGGGCATCGGCTTCGGCCTGGCGTATGACGACTTCATTGGCGAGAAGTGCTGCTTTGATCTGCGTGATGGTCGCTTCAAGCGTTCTGACGCGTTCAGCGTGGATACCGGCTAGGTAGAGCTTGGTCGCGAGCCCAGCCGCGAGGATTAAGGCCAACAGGGTTACGATGAGCGTCGTGGCCCCCTTGAGACCAACCCCGCCGAGCCCGATACGGGCGAGAATGGCCATCATCCAAACAACCTGTCCCAGAGCCGTTCCCGGCGCTCATGCCCGATGGTCAGAAGAACGCCGCAGGTTATAGAGGCTAGTCCCAGAATGAGGACGAGGAGGCTCAGCCAATCCATCCCGTAGCCGAAACCGGCCAGCGACCCTGCGCCCCCAGATCCCAAGATCGCCGCCAGCCATTTGCCCTGCCCAGTTACCGGAACTGACGCAACATTGTCTATCTCATCGCCATCCTCCACCTCGCGCCGGACGGCACGCAGCATGGACGCCGTAACCAACTGAAACCGTGCAGCGACGCGGAAACCGTTGACCTCCGCCCAGTCGATGGCATCAAAACATGGACATGCTTTGGTCACGCCAGGAAAGTCACGATGGCCGATGACGCGGCTAGACGGAAACCGCGACTGCAGGTCAGCCAGTCGATTCTTTAGCGCGCTCCACTGCGCAGCGGTGAAGTTGTTTCTGGGCCGCTGCCGGGCATCGACTCCACCAACAAGACAGATACCGACAGAACTGGCGTTGTGGTTTCTCACATGACTGCCGATCTCTTCGAGTGACCGGCCCTCCTCCACCTCACCATTGCGACGGATTACCAAGTGATAGCCGATGTCGTTCCATCCCTTGGCCTTGTGCCATTGACGGATCTCGGCGGCACCGATATCGGCTGTCGGCGGCGTCGCCGAACAATGAAGGACAATATAGTCAGTGGATCGCCGACGCATTAGCGCACTCCCGGCGAGACATTATCCCGCTTCTTTGTTTCATCACCCACGACATCGCCGAACCCACTACGGCGAAGAAGCCCCCTGGTGGCAGAGATCGGCACAGCGAAGTTGATGCCCGATCCACGCAATCCAGCATCAAGCGTACCCACGAGCTCGCCGCGCTCATTGAGTACCGACCCACCGGAATTGCCACCGATGCTGGCGGCGTCGATCTGGAAGACCTTGAGCGACTTTCCTCCGATAGCAAGCGTGCGTTCAGCCGAGGAAACGATGCCCTTAGTGACCGAATTATCGAGGATTACGCCCGGATTTCCGACGACATAGATAGTCTGCCCCCGCATCAGCACATGGCTGTCCGGCGCGAACGGAGCCTCCATCGGCGCCTTGAAGTCGACATCGAGGATTTGGAGCAACGCAACATCGTTGCCGGCGTCATTGCCGACGATCTTTGCCACATAATGACGCGATGATATGACCTGATAGTCCCGGGTGATGTTCTGCCACACCTCAAGATCCAGTTTCTTCTCGACAGTCTTTTTCGTCACCTCACCGGTCACCGGATCAACAAATTCCTGCTGCTCACGGGTGATCCGATCCGTAACACAGTGGCTGGCGGTGAGTACCAGGCGATGCTGTTTCGAAATGATCGTGCCGGAGCAGAATCCATCGCCGCCGACTCCGACGACGACATTGGTCTGGTCTATCTGCTGGGCCATCTTCTTGAGATCCCAAGTCTCATGTGCCGGAGAAGCACGGACGCAACCGGCGAGGGTCAAGATACCGAGCAGACAGCCGGCTGCGGCAAGCCAATGAGAGGTCTTCATGGCGAGATCCTTTGTTGATAGGGGAAGGACTTGTATCGACGAAGGGGTACCGAACTTTTTTGCTTTCACGCAGGCGATCACAACTGGGGCGACTATAGTTGTTGTCGCTTCTCATGACGGCGCGATCTATTTGCGGCTTCGACCGAGCTTTATGATTTGCATTATGATGAGTGCGAGCCCGCAGAATGGCATAAGTGCAGCGGCAATTTGGGAAAGTTCATTAAGAAGATTCAACCAAGTTTGAGTAAAGATCGCGGCCAACGCGATCGCGAAATTGAGCTTGGTGGAAGTCATTCATAGACTCTTAAGATTACGTTCCAGCGACCGACCGTTACAAAAAATGACTCGAAAGTGGCCTTGTGAGTAATGACAATCCTATTGATACAAACTCCCGCAGTATTCGAATCCGCCCATGCACCAACTCCCGCCGCACTCTCTGAAGCAACATTCCATACTCTGTTGCCTGAACTGTATCCGCAGTCCGCAGTCGTACAGTGCAACGCTAGGTGTACGAGAGATGGTTGCCGCCCCAGATTATGCTGTGTTTGCAAAGATGTGGAGGGGGCGTAAGAGCCAAGATTGAATTCGCGATAGAATCCAATACTAGATCTTCCTTCTGACCACATGCACTCGAGCAAGATCACTTTGGTAGCGGTGTGATCCTCGACAACTTGATAGGCAAATGCAGTCTTCGCATGAGGCGCCTTTTCAATGTCGAAATGACTCAGTGCTCTAAAAATCGCATTCAGATTTAGCCCCCAGCCGCCAGTTCCATCTTGTTGGACAACAAGCAAACCCTTTTGCCCCGTGTTCATGTTTGTGGGCAGACCGAGATTGCGTGACGCGGTCAGCACGATCCGAACGTCGTTCGATGCCGCATTCATATCCCAAGCGATCGTCGCCGCATCTGCGAGCGTCGTCATTGTGGTGATGAGCGGCTTCGAATATGTCTGCTTCGCAATAAAGGTCTGTTCGCGATCGACGGCGGCCGGCGCGAAATTCAGAAGAATGATGTCAGTCCCGTTATAGACGCAATCACAGACATGGCCTGAACCGGCTATGTCACCGATCGCGATGGCCGCACCATTCAATTTCTTGATGATCTTGGCGCCCAGGCCGTCGATGTTGATTGTAGGAGCTGTCGTTGTATTGGCGGCCCCGGCCGTGAAGCGGAAACGCATCTTGGCAGTATAGGCCACGAAGGCCGGCGAGAATGTCGCCGTTATGGCATCGGCTGTTCCGCCAACCGCGATCGCGTGGGCCACAATTTCCGACTGGACCTGGCCGAGATTGGGGCTGTCGGCAGCCGCCGCGCCAGCGCCTAACCCAGTGAACTTGTTGCCGCCCATGGGCTGATTGGCCAGAAATGGCGCTGTGCCCAGGACATTGACGCTGTCTGTCAGCGCCTGAGACAGGTCGGCGACGACAGCATTGTAGTCAGCACTTTCTATCGTAGTATTGGGCACAGCGGCTGTGCCGGCAGGCGGGCCATAGATGCCTGATCCGTTGCGAGGCATGCGAAATCCTCCTAAATGGCGGCGATGTACCGCATTCGGGTTGGGGGACTTGAGATCGCCGACGGCATTCTGGTCGACGGCCTAGTCGTTTTGGCTTTGTGAACCGGTTATGGCCGAGGGATCGGCTGGAAGACTGCGGGCTTCGCTTGGGCCGCTAGATATGTCTCTTCGGGCTCTTGAGTGCATCAATTTCGAGCTGGCCCTTCTCGAGCTGCTGCCGACGAATCGGATCGGAAGCCTGCATCTCGCGCTCGATGTACATCTGCAGGACGCTTTTCTGCCCGGGCGACGTCCACGGATCTGCATAGACCTGCAGCATCTCGCTGAGGCTCGGGCCACCGGCCTGCGTCAGGCGCACGGGCTGACGATCGCCAGCGGGCTGGGTATTCGGCCAACCGCCGGCGTCCCCTTTGGCAACGGTGCCCGACAGGCCGGGCGCGGCGGCCGCGTCGGCGGGCGTGTATGCCGCTGGCTGGAAGAGCGCATTGAAACGGCCGTCGGCAGCGCCACGCTGCTTTGTCTCCGCTTCATCGAGGCGATTGCGCTCGACGCTATACCCAATCGCGTCAGCAATGGCACCAAGCCCCTCCCAGGCATTCTTAGGCTGCTGCGTCGCAGAATGCACCACGAGCTGGCGCGCCAATGCCCGGCGCTGCTCAAGCTCCTCAGGCGATTTGATACCGCTATTGCCACCGAAAATGAAACTCACCATTGCCTATGCTCCGAGGTGAAGGGCTTTGCTGTAGTCGACCATGCGATAGCCGGACGAGTCCTTGGTGACGGCGTCGGGGTGCTTCTTCTCGACCTCTTGCGCCATGAGACCCAGGTGCATGCGCTTGCCGCCACGATACCTGTACGAGTAGATGTTTTGGCCGTCGTCGGTCTTTCCGACTTTCTTCACATCGGCTTTCACACGCCGATCGGAATACATGATCGCCTTGGCGCCGACCCCAAAGAGCGCGCCCAGCCCATTGTTAAAGTTATCCTGCTTCCGCTGATATGCCGCGAGCTCATTCTGATAATTCTGCTGAGTCAAACCCGCGTAATCGGTGTTGGCGACATTGGCTCCCGGTGTCGATCCGAACATGGGTTGATCGATCTGGCCACCGCTCAGGAGTGACGCGAACTCATTCAGCGGTTGATTGCGCTCGGTGAGCTTCTCATTCACCGCCTGATCGCGAGCGTTGATGAACAACTCGTTCCAGGCGTCATTTTCCTTCTGATACTGATTTTGTACGGCGCGGTCATCAGCCGCTGAGCCGTCTCGAATGCCTCGGGCCAGGCGCAAAGCCTTCTCCGACGCCGCCTCCCTGGCGAAACGATCTGACATTCGGGAGCTGTAGCGATCGATGATGGAATCTTCGACCGCCTTGTTATCGAGCGAGAACGGCTTGTCGAGCGTGCCATTAAATTGGCCGGAAAGGCGCTCGAGCAGCCCCGCGATATTAGCCTGGCCAGCATCCTGGCGGTCCTTGATCAACTGCTGTGCGTCCGAAAGCTTTGTCGTCTGGACATAGTTCGGAATCTTTGTCGTTCTACCGTTGAAGGGATCCACATAATCGCGATAGCCCGACTGCGTGTAGGTCTGGCTGCCATCAGGCCCCACCTGGTCGATCATGCTCATGATCTGGCTGAGGCCGGCAGTCGACTGGTTCAGCTTGTTTTGAGCGAGCGCCGTCTGCATAGGATCGGGCGCCTTCGGTGCCTTGCCTTTACCCATGTGCATTCTCCTTGTGAAAGCCGTTCTTCCGCCAGTCTTCGGCGGTGAGCGTTGAAACAATGCCGTCTTGGTCAGGGCCAAAGAGCCGCGGAATGGTCACCTGCTTGAAGCCATAGGCGCGCACGATGCGCACAGCGTGCTGGAGACTAGCCGGGGTTCGGGCAATTGCCATCTGGCAGGCGATGCCGTCGAAGACATACGAAAATGCCGCGTAGAGCACCGGCCGGGTCAGCCAGCGCCGATTGGTGCCGGCATAGCTGATCTCGATCGTGCCAGCATCGGGTGACCAATGACTGAAGACGAAGCCGCCCACCAATTCGTCTTCATGATCAACGCCAATGGCCGTGAAATTCTCCCCGAAGCCGTGATCCGCGACATGCGGGATCAGGCTCGCCACCAATTGGGCCACGGTGTCGTCCTGACCGTAGATCGGCGTCATACGGCTACGCCTCCCTGCTCATAAAGCAGGTCAATCGAGATGAGCTCGGCCTCGGGAGGGCCCGCATGCGAGCACGTTATCTGGATATTCGGTGCGAGCGCGAAGCCTTGCCCCGCGACGGATACCCATCTCGTGACCAGTTGCTGCGCCGTGCCGGCGTCCCAGAGGGCCACGTCCCACAGACCGACGTCCCAGACATCGAGGCTCGGATGCTGTGCTGCCGGCGGATAGGCCGGCAGCTTGGCGATGTAATCGCTCGATATCGACACCTTCGGCGCGAAGGGCTGGCGATAGAGCCAGGAAGTGCGCGCCATCTTGGCCGTCTTCATCGCGACCGGCGACCTGAGATGGTCATACAGCCCGACGAAGGTGCATTGATATGGCGCGCCGTCGTCGGTGCCGCTGGCTTCTGCGATCATGACGCCGCCGCCCGGCGTGCCGAAGAAGGCCCTGCTCCCCATCTCTGCCTGACAAGAGATGTCCCAGCCAGAGTATTTCGCCCAGGCGCCCGTCAGCAGGTTCACGACAAGAGCACATTTCTCGCTGGCGCCGACGGTCGGCAGGCCGATGATGCCCATGTTGCGGCTGACCCATTTGAGCGCCGACCAATTCGTCGAGGTTTCTCGCGCCGTCGCCTGGCGCTTCCACTCCTGCTCGATCGCCCTGGTCACCGCGGCGAGCGTCAGCGCGGCCGGGTCCTTGTTCATGGCAGCCGACAGCGGCACCATGCCGTCCGCCGTGGCGATGACGAGATCACCGCCGGCGCGAAAATAGGCGTTCGGGCCGAGCGGCCGGCCGATGTCATAGCGGCCCACCTGCTGCCAGAGCGCTGGGTCCGCCGGGTCGACGCCGGAGAATGCCGCAACCTCTCCCAACGTGCTGATGAAGACGCAAATGTCATCGAGGCCATCGCCGGCATCGACCGACCATGTGTCACCGAACAGCAGCGAACCGCCTTTCTTGAAGACACCCGAGAGAGAAATCTGAGATGCGGCACCGCCGATCGCGTCAACCGCAAGGCACCAGGCATTCATGGTATTCTTCTGCACGAAAAACAGCCGGTTCTTGAAGACCCAGACATGCGAGAGCGTCGATGCCGTAACGCCGGTGATCGCCGGCGTCGTGGCCCAAGCCGCACCATTGAAAAGCCGCCGATCATCTGTGCCATTGACGGCAACAAGGAAATCGCCGCCTGTGCCGGCAAACATGACCGACGAAAAGACGCCACTGGTGAGACCACTGACGGCCGCCGCCGGCTGGACGGTCGGGCTCGCTGGGCTGGTAATGTCGTAGATCTTCGCGGCGTCCGTTCCGAACAGCCGTTCTGACGTGCCACTGCGCCAGACCATGAGGCTCTTTACGCCGGCGGTGATGGTGGCGTGCCGGAGCGAGCCACCGCGAGGCCGGATGCCGCGCGTCGTCGGGAAGAAGTTTTCGAGGACCGAAGCGCCCCCCTGAATGTCCATGGCAAGGCTTTCAGATTCGATCCAACCGCGAATCGGCGCGGGGAAGACCTTTGGGGCAGCGAGGGCTTGAGCGGATACCGGCGCCTGCCGGCGGCGAAAACTGGGCATCAGGGCACAATCGAGACAGGATAGGCCGGCGTGTCACCGCGCAGACGCCCCGCGCGGCCCACGGCGATGACGCGCGAGCCCTTATCGGCGGTGATCAGTTTCTCCTTCGCGTCCTCGTAGTTGTCCTGGTCCTGCGCATATGGAAGGCCCTTTTGCGCGCGCCATTTCCAGATCATACAGAGTTCAAGCAGCGTTTCGGAAAGGCGGAAGGTGTCGGTGTCTTTAGTGAAGCCGCCCTTTAGCGTGCTCTGATCGTCCTTGGCCCAGAGCTTCGACATGTGGAAGAATTTCACTTCCTCGCCCGTCGCCGGCGCCGGCCGGATGTGCACCTGCCCACCATGGAGCGTCCACATACCGGCGACCTGGTTGAATTGGCGGATCTCCATGTCGAGCCATTGATCACTGTCGATGATATGCGCCAGTGAGATGATGTAACGGCTCGACCGGAGTTCGGCCGCTTTCAGCATGCGGTCGTAATCGGCAGGGAGATCGAAAGCGGTCTTGGTGCCATCGCCGGCGAGCGTGGCGACCACCTTGAGCGCCTGCCATTCATAATCCTTGGCGATGTAAAGGCCAGCCGTATTCGCCATCACCTGCAACTCAAAATGCTCGCGCTCGGCGGAGCTGAAGACGGCTTCCGGCCGATCCAAGGCGATCGAGGCCGAGACATTTTGAATTGCAGTGAGGACGGTCATGGTCAGGCAGCCTCTTTGGCGTTCGCGTCTTCCGCCAGGCGGACGAGCGTATCGTGACCTGGCTGGCCTTTGGGCGCTACGCCGGTGCGTTCCTTGATGAACGCCTTGAGCGCCGTGACGTCCCAACTCGCGAAGACGGACGTCGGCGGCAGCTCGTCGGGCTGCTCGACGGCCTGGGCTGTCATCGGGTTGTTGATGGCCGGCATCGGGTCGGTTGCAGAGCCTCGGTACGGCCCAGGCTGCAGGGCGGTGACTTGTGCCATCAGCCCTTCGAGCTGGGTGCGCAGTGATGCGTTCTCAGCCGAGAGGCGGCTTTCAAGCGCACTCTCCTTCGCCCGCTCGATATAGGTCTTGGCCTGCTCTTTCAGCTCGCGGCCGAACATGCCAAGGCGGGAGAGATTCGCTCCTTCGAGCTGCGCCAAGGCCTCGGCCGTATGGATATGCAGCGCCCTGAGCTCGGCACGCCGCGCCTCGGTTAGGAAAGGTAGCTCAGAGATGGGGGTGCCATCGCCGATCGCGGCCTCGCCCGATTTGAAGGCGTCGTAATGGCGGTGATAAAGCTGCGCGTAGCTCACCCACTGGTTCGTCGCGGGATCGCGAATACACTTTTCATGCGCTGGGGCCACCAGCTCCTTGCGGGTGTCGCCGACGAATTTGATGTGGACCTGCTCCTGCTGGTCGAAGATCGGCCGGCCTTCCTTGAGGGATTTGGCCCGGTTCTCGACCGCGACATTCTTGAATTCGATGTGCAGATGCTTGGTGCTCGAGGCATCCATGGAAATTGTCCTTTCTGAGAGGGTGCGAGGAGAAAGAGCGGGACCGAAGCCCCGCCCTACTTTGTCAGATCGCGTTGCTTTCGACCCAAGCCCGGTCACCCGCGCTGAGCGCACCGGAGCGGGTGGTCCAGGCGCCAGCACCGGCGGCGACGGTCATCGCGGGCTCGGTCAGGATCACCGCCGTATTGTCGGCGATGCTGGCCGAAGCCTGGGCGAAAATGTACATCCTCCCGTTCTTGGCCCGGACAACGGTGCCAAGAGGCATCTCGTTATAAAACGGGTCAGTCGACGGATAGATCGCACCCAGATTGACGCCCAGCGTCGAGCTGATGTGCTTGGAGGGATTGGACATATCTTCTCTCCTCTCTTACGGCGCCGAGTCGTAGAGCTTGGCCATGTGCAACGGATTGTTCATGGTCAGCTCGCCGAAGAAGCCGATATGCTGGACAATGGCGTCCTGGTTGATGGGCATCTGCTTCCCACCAAAACGAACGAAATTGCGGTCCGGGTGATAGCGGAAGCGCAACGCCGTCGTGTCGATGAAGTAACTGGTGTTGGCCGGCATGGCCGAGCCGATGCCGCCTTCCAGTACCACGTCTACCTTCTTGTTCGCGCTGTGCAGGCGAAGGGAGGTGAAGCCCATGGCGCCCAGCTCGTTCTCGTTGGTGATCTGCTGGATCGCGACGAGAGCGCCGGCATAGGCCGTATAGTGCTCCTGCGAGGACAGGATCAGGTTCGGGCCTTTGGGGCCTCGGCTGCGCTGGATCAGGATGCTATCGAAGATCCTGCGCACCGTGGTGGTGTCGACCTGGGTGATGCCGGCAAAGGCCGAGTTGGCGTCAAAGGCCGACGTCTGCCAGATGGCATTCGACCGGGCGATACCGCCATAGGTGCCGGAGTTGACCACCGTCGGGATCACCAGCTGCAGGCCGCCGATCTGATTGGCGGCGGTGCCATTGCTGTGGAGGTCTTCCACGAAACGGTCGGTGAGCTCCTGCTCGGCCGCCGTAATGTGCTCCTCCATGATGTCCTTGAGCTGGTTGGTGCCCGAGTTCTTCAGGATGTCCTCGTTCGACAGCGTCACGCTGACCGCGGCCAGCTTCGGCGTGAATTCGGCATCATTGAAAAGCTCGGCCGGCTGCGGGTTCAGGAACTCGTAGCCGGAATAGCGGGTATAGGTGCCGCTTTCGTTGTAGAGCAGACGCTCGCGGATCGTCGGACCCGAGAAGGTCTTGAACTGGTTGCGCTTCTTCATCACGAAGAGCAGCGCATTGGAGTTCGACACAAGGTCGGCATAACCCTGCGACCGATCCTCCAACGCCAGCGAGAACGCCTCTTGCAGGCGCTCATTGGTATTCAAAGCCATTTCGATTGCTCCCTAATGGCGCTGGTTGGAATCACCCGAGGCCTAGAGAGGCAAAAGCGCCATCGACGCTCTCCCGGGCGGTTGACGGGGCCTTACGTCTTGCCGGGTTTGAGCCGGCGCCTGGAGCACCCGTTACACTGAGATTACCGTTGCGGGTTTGAGCCGCGTTCGGCCTTGGATTCAGAGCGATTCTGTTCGGCGCGGGAGTGAGCCGCTCCGCCATTTCATAGGCACTCTGCAAGTCGGCGGCCATCTGCGTCTGCAGCAGACGCAAGACGGTCATCTGAAAATCTGGCTCATTCAGGCGGGGATTAGCCTCGGCGAAGGCCTCGACCTGCCGCAAGGTCTCGTCCTCATAGCGATCCTGAATCGACTTCGTAATCCCCCCAAGATGATGTTGCAGGCTGGTAACCTGCTGGCGAAGGTCCCGGACAGTCTCGTCATTTCGGACCTGCGTCTCATCCGGCTTCTGGCCCAAGATGAAAGATGCATATTGGCGCGGCGTAATGCCGGCATAATCGAGAATACTCTCGATGGCATGCAGGCGCGTGCCGGGCTCTTCTGCAATGAGCGCGCCATCGAGTGCGGTATAGCGCTCGAGTGCATCATGCACCGTGGTGTTCGATTGGCTAGCCATATGAAAATATGACCTGAGAGGCTCGAAAGCCTCTTGATACCGCGCCATACCGCTTTCGAGTTCACGAAAGGCGCGACCAACTTCGCCCTTCACGCTATCCGGTACACCTTTCCAAGCAGCCTTCGCGTCGGCCGAGAAGCGCGCCGGCGCTTCCATCGATGCAACCGACGGCCTGTGATCTTGGGATGTGCCTGCCGCATCCTTGACCTGCCCGTACTCGTCGCGTGCCTGCTCTGTGCCGTCCGACGTCTCCACATCGAGAGCAGCAAAGGCACGATCGAGGGAATTCCGCGCTGTCTCCTGCGTATGGTCGACGTTAGGCTCGAACTGGACTACGCCGTCATCTGCGCCGTTCCGTGGCTGATATTGCGCAATGGATTCGGTGGCGGCGCCTGCCGCTCCAGCTTCATCGGTCATGTGGTCTTTCCTCTGTCTGAGAGAGTGCTAAGCGCCGAACCCGGCGCGGGAGAATGCCCGCCCCACGGTCGCCTTGATGGCGGCGCGGTCGGGCTTCAGTCTCGAAGGACGTCGAAGCATCGCCGGATCGTTGCCGACCTCGGTGAAAGTCGCTCCCTCGGCGTTGCCTGACGGCTTATAGGTTTCCCTCATTGCCGACTTGGACGTGTAGAGTTTCCCGTCGACCATGTTCTTCGTCGGGGGCATCTCGTCGCCGATCAGCGCGGGTGTACCCAGAATCGAGCGCTTCTTGAAGGCAGGCTCTGGGGCGTGCGAAATTCGATAGATGACGGTCACTCGCCGTCCTGCCCTTGCGCTGTCATTGCAGTCGCCCCCACGCCTAATCCCAGCGGGGCTAGGCTGTTGAACTGGATTATCTTCGAAAGCCTTGGATGGGGATTCACCGCGGCCCTGATCGCGGCGGCCGTTCGGGGCGCCACCGATTTCAGATAGTTCGGATCGTGCATGTAAGCGCGAACGGCTTCCGCCATCAATTCACGCTTCACCCGCTCGCCAGAGTATCCAAGCTGCTCCGGACCAAATCTCGGACCGTGTTTTTGCGGGTTGTTCAGATGATTGTAAACGTCGCGCAACTCATCATCGAGCCCGGCAGACGGGATGATTCCAACTATCTCGTCAATCGCGTGGGATAGCTCATGTGACAGAACCCTCTTCGCCTGCTCCGGCGCAAGAGCCCTGTCGAGCAAGATACTGCGGTCGGTTACTTTTCCCGATCGGCGGTCTTGCACCACCACGTACTGTCCAGCGTCCCCTCCGATCGTGCTCTTCGAAACAGCCTGAGGGTTGCGGCCCGTTGCTTGCGTCGCAATGGAGTCATATGCTTCCGCTGGTACTCCGGAATCGCCTCCGCCAATATGCGTTCGACCGGCGATAACTGCTCTGGGGTCAAGCGGCCTTCCTTCCACATCGAATAGAAGTCGTCCCGTTGCATCACCTGTCGCTCCATTCGGATAATCGGCCTCGAAGTCGCGTTGCGGTAGAGGTTCCGGATCATAGATCCTCGCCGACCTGGAGGCGAGCGCTTTTCGCTTCTCCAGGGTTCTTCCAGCGATTTTATTAGCTATTGATTTCATTGTTCCATTCGGTCCCGGCAACAGCGCCAGGCCCGCCGTGATCCCGGCATCAAGATAATTTCCGGAGCCGGCGCTGCGCCCAGCGTCGTTCACATCCATCAGGACGCCAGCCGGAGACCAGTCGAGAATGGTCATCAGGTCTCGTGTTTTGGTTTCGGGATTGGGGCCGGGCCAATTGCTACGGATGAATTCCTCCGCCTTTTCCCGAAGACTCGGATTATATGGCTTCAACTCGCCAAAGCTATCGTAGAACGGATCCATCTTTCGACCCGTTCCATGCCGCCGAGCCGTGAGACGGGCGATAAGTCTGAGATTATCATTCGACATGTTCCCAATTCTCCCTACGCAGCGAGCAGAAGGATGGAGATTGCCTGCTCCTCCTGCAGCCGCTCATGCTCCTCGACAAAAGCCCGAATACGCGTCTGATCAAGCGCCAGCGCCTGTCGTCTTAGTTCCTCGACGACAGAACTGTAGTCTGGCGGCGGTATCGGCAGGAAAGTGACAGGGTCAATCTCACCATTGGCGATTTGCCAAGACCGATCGATGATCCGCCGAAGCTGTTCCTGCCATTCAATCTGATGCTGCTCATATCGCGCCCGTGCGTCGTCACCACCTCGGCGCGGATACAAGATCGGCATGAGAGCCGACACGGACAGAAAGTCATCTTCTTCGATCGCCGCAAGATCTCCCATGACGCCGACCGCGCCTTGCATCAAAGGGGTATCGCTTTCCTCGACAGAGGCAGCGGATCCGACGACCGCGACCGTCCCATCTGTAGACGGCACGTCGTCGTCTTCGGCAATGGTCCCTATGCCGGCAAGCGACAGCATGGCATTCGCAACGCCGGCGTCATCGGCCTCACCGACGAAAACTTGAGCGGTGATGACCAGCGCACCCGAAGAGGCGGCGACATCGTCTGCCTCGATCGAGCCAGTCGAGCCGAAGACGGGCAGAGAACTGGAGGCGGCCAGACCGTCATTGGCCTCAATGATCGTCAGATCACCCTGGATCGGGCCGATCGGCCTCCCGGCGAACAGGAGAAGCAGAGACATTTGCTATCACATCTGTGCAAAGGAGGCCGCCGCGAGCAGCGGGTAACTCGTTCCAGACGCGTCTATCGTCAGAGCCCCCGGTGGAGCGCCCACAGCATCTCCGAATTGCCAGCCATAACCGAATGCATCGCTGAGGCTCCCGCGGTTGGTTAGACCACTGGAAAAGCTTGGCGTGACGCTGGCCGCACCCGCAACGCCCACCGCCATACCTGTGGCCGCCATAACAAGAGATTGTGCCGAGGAGGAATTGCCCGCAAAGGCGTCGGTTTTCAGGCCACCGTGCCAGACGGCACGCCAGACGCCGATCGCCGAGCTCTCGAATGCAGATGACATCGTCACGGTTATGTTTCCCCGGTCAACCCTAGGCGCAGCGGCCACGAACACTGCGCCGGTGTTTTGCGATGACAGCGCGGGCGTGACTAAAGCGGCCGGGAGCCCGGCCACGACACATGAGGTGAACACGCCGGCGGCGCCGGAATTGGAACCACAAACGACCAAAATGACCTGTCCCGGATCGGGCGTGCCGAATAGATTACTGCCGTCGTTGAATGTGGCGAGCGTCAACGACGAGACACTCTGACCCAGCTGCGCACCGAGGAAATCCAGTGACGCGGGTGACCGGCCGCGAAACAGCAGTAGCTTCTTCTTCGGCGTCCACATCAATCCAACCTGGCAAATTTGGCGCGTACGGTCAGGATGTCGCCCGAGGCCGGTGTGAAGGCTTGAATCACCTTGATCAGATATTTGAGATCGGCCGAACCGACACAGGTGCAGAGGTGAGTCAAATTGCCAAGGTGGCAGACCTTGTTGTTGCCGGCACTCTTGTTGATCACGAAGGGAACGAGCGCTACCAGCTTCCTCGCGTCTGCGTCGCTCAGATTGAACGAGGCATTGTCATTTATCGCCGTGACGGCACTGTCGAAGATCCAAAGCTCGCCGACGACATCCGGTGTCGCGTTGCTGTAGATCAGGGCGATATCGGTCAGAAGCGCCGTCTTGCCCGATCCACGCGCGACGCCCGTTAACTGGAAACCATTGACTGTTGGCGCGGTCGTCGAATTGGCGAAGGCATCACCGGCGGCATAGGCGGTGGCGTCGGCCGGCCGAGTGATATCGACGGAGACCGTGACGGTGTCGTCGCTCGGAGGCGCGATCGGAATTCCGTTTGCCGCCGGCTGCTGACCGCGAAGGAGTGGTGACGACGCGCCGTCGCTGCCGAGATCGATCTTGACCTCCTGATAATGAACACCACCCACGTCGTCAGTCGCGATGACAGGCGTCGCAGTGCCGCCGCCTGTGGCGGGAATGGTGACATTGTCCGCCATCAGGGATTGCCCGCCGTTAGGGTAAAGTTTACGACGGTGAAAACCTGGCCGACGGCAAAGTTTGTATTGTCGAGGATCATGTCGCCGCCACCGCCCGTGATGGTGCAGGTACCTTGCATATGCGTCGTCGTGCCAGTGCTGTCCTTGATGCGGAAATGTCCCGCGACGCCGGCCGCGTCGGCCGAGAGATCTTGCCAGGTGCCCGATTTCGACTTCGTGCCGCCCGACGCTGCCGTCATCCAGTCGGAGGGCAGATTGACCGTGGCCAGTACGGTCCCACTGTCTGCCGTAGCGCAGTTGACCGGCGGCGCGCCGGACCTGATTTGCAGGATTGGTGTCGTCCCGATCGTGGTCTCGACTACATCGAGGCGCGCATTTCGCACCGCGACCGAATATTGCATCGTCATTGTCAATTCATCCCTGGTGGTGAGCTGGGCTGTGTGGTGTAAATGCGCCCCTCCGGCGTCGTAACGGATTTCGGTGCGGCAAGAATCTGGCCAATCACGGCAAGAGCCTGAAGCACTTGAGCGTTCTGGCCAGCCAGTTGGGTAATGACTTCCGACATCGAGTACGCGGCGGGCTGTCCTGCGGCATTCCCCGCGAGATCTCCTTCAATACGCGCCTTTCTGATCTCGCGATCGTTCACCTGGTCGAGTTCCTTGCTCTTCAGGGCCATTTCGTCGGCATGCTTCTGCTTCTCGAACTCAAATCTCTGCCCTTCCGACTGGGCGGCGAGCTGCGCCGGACCAGCTTGTGGATTGGTTGCAGCCTGCTGGGCCTGTTCGCGGATTGTCTCGGTGAAATCCTCGATCACTGCCGTCATGGCGCGCCCGGCGCGGAACGGCGCCACCGAGAACTTTATCATCTCTGCTGCAAAAGGCCCGGCCGCCGGTTGCGCTTGAACAAGTGGCGTCAGTTGCTGAATGACTCCCGCGAGCGAAGACAAAAACTCCGTGCGCCGCTGCTTCTCCATGTTCTCATCGGCCTGAATCGTGCTGTCGGTCTCGATCTCAAGCACAAACGGCCGGATACGCTGCTCCCTGAGAAGAGCGACCACCTGATCAATAGTGACCGTCTCGGCAAGCTCGTTCAACCGCTCTTGCGTCTCTTGGTGAACCTCCTGCAGTTGGTCCGGCAACACGCTCTGGCTATCGGATTTCTGGAGGAGTTTCGCCACATTCTCCGTGAGCTTCCGAGCCTGCTCCTGAATCGCCGCCGTTGTCGGCAAGCTCATCTGGGTTATCGTGGTGAATGTCTCCGGCGTGAAGTTCTCTGCCATGATCTCACCGGCAATCCTGACCAGGTCGCGGGCGAATCTCACGAGCTCGATTTGCCGCTCCCTGATGCGCACCGAACCGTACTGGCTCTTCAATTCTTGCGCCGTCGCAGTCTCCTGCGGCTCAGTGACGCCGCGCATGATGTCGCTCAGTCCGGTGATCTGATACACGTCATCAATGATCTGCCGCCGCAACAGGAGCAATTCCCTGATGGTTGCGGCAACTTCGGTGATCGGCAGCCATATGATGCTGTCCCTGAGAATGGCACCGCCCAGCGCCGCGAAGTTTGCGACAGGCACCAGGATCGCGTTATTGTCCTGCTGGCGCAGGGCCGCCTCGACTGCTTCCGCCAGATCACCGGCGCCCGCGGCATAGAAGCCCTTCATCCGCAAGCCCTCGGCCAATGCCGATATACGCGCCGTCAATTCGTTGATTTCATCAAATTGATCGCGACAGAAGTAATAGTCGGGCACGGGTATAAGTTTGCGTCGCTCCAGCGTCGAATAGGCCGGTTTCGGGCATGGAAAAAACCCATCGAGTTTCAGGAAGGGCGCGCGGATGTCCAGGACTTCTTCGACCCCCTCGGCGATCCAGACAACGCAGTTTCTGGTCTTGGACCAGATCTCCCAAACCTCGCCTTTCTTCTCTCCCTTGTAGCCAGTTTCACTGTCTGACAGCTCTTGCCGTTCCTTGAGATCTATCCTGGCGAAGATATCTCCGAAACGAGCAATGCCTTGGTCCCGCGTCAGCCAGGCGCGTTTCGCGACCCACCCGACCTCCGGCCATTTGCGCGCCGGCTCGTGAAGAAAGTCCGCGCGATCCACATGCTCGTAGGGCACACGCTGATTCCGCGGCTCGTGCGCCGGCCCGATCTCCTCGGTCGGATCGCTGTCGTCTTCATAACGCACCCACGCGACGCCGCGACCATTGATCAGCATGTCATCCCTGACCGCCAGCATGACGGCATTGATGTCTTCGATCTCAACATTGACGATGAGCGCGCGCTCCAGCATCGCGGACGCGTTGCGCGGCATAGGCGACATGTCCTTAAACCGCGTAGCGACGGCAGGCTGCGGCGGCCTCGAATAGATGGATGGCCGCAGCACTTCCAGATTTGCCCAAAACATCTGGAACTCGCGGTCGCCGCTGACATCTGCGAGACGCCTCAGATCGGCATAGAGCTTATCGATGCTGTCGCACTTATCCAGCCAAAGCTGGAAGTATTTCTTGGCGTCGCCAATGCACTCCAGCCAGGGGCGCGCATCGCGGATCGTCGCCTCGGTACCGGCGGTCTCGTAGTCATTCATGTGCGCGTTCTCTTGCTTGGACGATCTGCGGGGGGACCGGGAAGGCAAACTGTCCCGCGAGGCCGCTCCTTCTCCGGAACGAGCGACGGCCTCGGCACTATAAGCTCGCAATTGACGGCATATTCGCCGAAAGCATCCGCACCATGACTGTTCTGGTCATGCAGGGGGCCGGTATACGCGCCAAGACTGTCATTCATTCGCCGGCAATAACGCCGCAACCTCGACACACCCAACATCACCCGCTTCGTACGATTGAACCGAACGAGGGGCAGCAACCTTCGCGCGGCATTGATCCGCTCGACCGGACCTTGCTGAGCGCCCACATGGATCGGCTTGACTCCAAGACCCATGAGCGTCAGCGCTCTGGTTCTGCCACCCGCACCCCATTCACGTACTTTCACGTCATGGGGCAGGAAATGCTCGCCATAGCGAAAGGCTTCGATACGCTCGATACGGCGCCGGGCCAGGAAACTCTCCGGAGGATCCGGTATCAGCTCCGGCAAAGCGGTTCGTACGATGTCTTCGGCGCCGAGGCCCGAAAACTCGTGATAATCGACAACCGTGGCGCCGACTCCGTCGTCCTGAATGAACCAGATCGCCGTGTAGTCATCGACGCCGATGTCCCAGGCAGTCCTGACAGGGAGGTCGGCGCGATAGCCGAAGTCGCCGATCCGGCCGTCGCTTTCCGCCTGCGCAATGAGACCGGCATAATACGCGGCCTCGGACGTCATTTCGTAACCACCACCCCAGACATGCGCCGCCATCTCGGGATCCGAGATGTAGTCGCTGTCTCTCTCGCGCCGCAAGACTTCGGGGAACCAGGGATTGTCGTTCCCGTTCACCGAAGCGACGATGGCATCCGCACGTGGCCTGCCGCTCCTGAAGAAGGCGTCGACGGCGTCGATCTCGTATCTCGGATTCCAACTGAACCAGATCTCCGAGTCCTCCTTGCGGATCGTCGGCCGCAGGAGACGCAGTGACTTTGCCGAAAGGCTCTGCGCCTCCTCGACCCAGGCTATGTCATAATCCTCGAGCGACTTGATATTCTCGGCGTTATAGGACTGCATGCCGCGAAAGATGATCAACGATCCATTGGCGCCACGAATTTCGGTCTCGAGAATGTGGAAACGCGAACCAATGCCGAACTTGGCAATCTTGTCGATGATGAGCTGCCGGACCGATTCCTTTATCGAGTTCTGCACCTCGCGGATACACACCGCCCGCGTCTGTCGCCCATAACAGCGGAGCACCAGCTGTTCGGCGAAGAAATGTGATTTCGCGCCGCCTCTCCCGCCATAGGCGCCCTTGTAGCGCCGGGGCACCAATAGCGGGTGGAAGGCACGCGGCACATCAACGTTGAGCGTCGACAATGCGAATTTCTATCGGGGCCGCAGGGGCCGTGAAGATCTCGTTTTTCACACCATCGACCGCCCCGCAAGGCGCATGGGCCGAGAGATCCGATATGGACTTCCTGAGCAGCCCGAGAGCGGCGGATACCTGGCTCGATGACAGATCCCGCTTTCCTTCGACATAGTCGATCAACGCATCGAGGACACCGCTCTCGCGGATCTTTCGGCGCTCGCGATGGAATGGATCGGCGCGGTCACGCTTCTTCGACATGGAATGCCTGCCATTTCTGGAGTTCGCAACGAAAACGCCCGGCACTTTGGGAGCCGGGCGTGATAATTTTGATCTTGATATTTCCCAACTCTCACGCTCCAGCCCGGGGAGTCAACAAACAAGTGGCCTGAAGCGCGATGAACAAACTCGATTACTGCGCGAATGAAAAAAAGCCCGGCAGCAGCTGAGCTCCGGGCGTCTATTGTTCGATCTTGATATTTCCCAACTCTCACGCCTTGGCCCGAAGAGTCAAGGCACACACTCAGGCTAGCGCGGCTATCGAGTCCGCGAGACGATGCCGCGATGATGTACCCGGCTGATTGCATTGAGACCCGAGCGAAGAAGTCCGAGTTCCTTGTCACGCATGCGATCATTCTCCGAGATACAGACATCCCACACGATGCTCGTGGCCGAAGGCGAAGTCGGATCGAGACAGTCGACTTCACGCAGCGCTTCCATGTAAGTGCGCGCCCGCTCCTGTATGCCGACCGGCATGTCGCAGTCGCCCGAGCCTCCAAGCGCCGGAAGGAAACCAGCCTTGCCCTGGCTCGGTCGCTGGCCGCCACTTGCCGCCAGATAATCTCGCAAGGTCAGGGCAAAGTCATAGCCGGCATCGGCCTGGGCGGGCGTGATGATATTCCAGTTCAGCAGACGGCCCAGGGGTGAGCCCATCACATCACGGCCTGCCATTTCAAGGCTCACTCCGAAAATGCGCATGCGGGCTTCGAGCGCCGTGCGGCGCGTTTCTTCCTGGCGCACGGTCTTCACCCTGTCACCGGAGGCATAGCGAGGCCCCGGCTTGCGTTTGCGTCCGGCTTTCATGGGTTTTCCTTTCAGGTCAATGCTGGCCGATTAACGGTGCCTACGGCCGCCTCATGCGGTAGCGGCCGGAAATGCTGATGCCGGGCACATAGGGAAGCGTCGGCAGGAGAGCTTCTTCCGCTGCAAGCTCCTCGCCCTCACTTCGGTGAACGACGCGGCTGCGGCGCATGCGATCGTAATCAGGGTCGAGCCAGCGGCGCACCGTATCGGGATTGACCCCCAATGCCCGGGCGATCGTCGCATAACGCTCACCGCGCCGATAAAGGGAACGGGCTTGGTTCACCAAGGCCGGGGTTCGCCGCAGATGGAAATAATCGGCTCGGGTCTTTCGAGCGGGCAAGTAAGAGGGTGGGCCGGGAGCCAGCTCTGGGGAGGGGGATGGCTCGACCGGCCCTACCGCCGCGAGCGTCTCTCGAGCGGCGGGTCGCAAATCCTGGGGAACGTCGGTGACGGTATCGATCATGACTCGTAAATACGTTAAAAACGTACAAACGGTCAACTTGATTTTATACGCCTTATACGCTATACGCGTTTTATGTCAGATATTCCGGTCACGGAACGTTTAAAGGCGCTGCGCAACCGCGCGCGCGTAACCATGGCCGAAGCAGCCCAAGCGCTAGGCTATAAAACTGCATCCGGCTACCAGCATTACGAGGATCCCAAGAAGTTCCTGCAAAAATACCTGCCGCACGAAATCATCGAGAAGCTCGTCCCCCTATTTGTTGGCCGGGGCGAGCCCCCCATTACCAATGAAGAGATCTGGAATCTTGGTGGCCGGCGGACAGAGGGAACCCCGCCGATCATCATTCCCGCCAGCCAGACAGCGCTAGACAGACTCATCCCAATCTATGCCGCCGCTCAGGGCGGCGAGGGACACCTGATCATTGATCACACTCCGATCGATCAACTTCCCGGGCCGGAAGAACTCCGTCATGTCAAAGACCCTTACGGAATCCTGATTGTTGGCGAGTCGATGGTCCCAGCCTATCGGCCCGGCGACATCGCCTGGATCAACCCTCGCAAACTGCCCGAGCGCGATACGGATGTGGTTCTTTATCACGTGCCTCCCTTTGGTGAGGCCGAGGCGATCATCAAAACGCTGGTCAGCTGGTCGCCGCAGGAATGGAAGCTTCGGCAATACCAACCGCCTCGCGATTTTATAGAGTCGATTATCGACTGGCCGATCTGCCATCGGATCGTAGGCAAGAAAAACGCACGCTGAGCTCAGGCCGCGGCCTGCTCCTCTTCATCCGGCACGCGCCCCCAGCTCGTCAGCACGACGGCCTCCTCATACTCGCCCGCGTCCGGATCCACGCGCCTGGAAAAGGCGACTGCTCCAACCGCCGAGCCGGCCTGGCGCGACACCAGCCTGCGCGCATGATCGGCGTCCTTGGCCTGGATTGCTGGCAAGGCCACCAGCCCGCCCCGCTTTGTTTCCAGGTAGGGCTGAACGATGAAATAGGTTTGCATGGTCAT